TATAAATCATTTTATCTTTACCTGCTGCTAGTGAAACGGTTGCCGCTCCAGTACCAGTAGTTAAAGTAAGAGTTGAGTTTGAATCGTTTAATACGTGATATGTTTTTTCAATGTTTGGAAACGTAATAGCTTGTGTGCCCCCAGCTGTGCCAGTGAATACTAAAACTTTATTACGACCATTCTCATCAGCATAAGAAGTTGGTTGCGGTGTAAAAGTTAAAGTGGTTGCACCAGTTACAGCAACAGTTGCTAAACCGTCAGCTGCATCTTCCAGTCTTTCCCAGTTCTGATTAGTTTGATCACCCCAAGCGTTTGCGTTCTCGCCTGTTGTCATTAGTCTTATTCCAAGACTGGACCATGTTGATGCCATATTATGTTTCCTTTAAATATTTATTATGTTATTCTTAAAATTGCGTTTGATTCATCTGCAGTTGGGAACTGAATAGTAAATGTTCCTCCTGCTACAGAATAATCTGCACCAAAATCAATCACCATTACTGCTGGATCTCCAGATGCTGAGTCATTATAAATAACGCAACCTCTTGTAGTAAATGTAGCAGAAGTCCAAGACGTGTCTGCAAAATCTGTCAAAGCAGTTGTAGTAGTACTTGTACCATTTGTAGGTGTTACATTTGTTAATGTATTACCTCCTGTAGTATAACCATTACCATTTGCTAACTCGTCTGAGTTACCTGTGATTGTTGTATATGAAGTCGTGCCCGCATTGTAAGTGCCCGTTTGTGAAGCATTTGCTTTAATCAAAGCCACTTTCATAGTGTTTCCACTAGTAGTAGTAAAATTATGCGTAGCAGTCATTAGCTCTTTTTTAAATGTTGAGCATATTGCTGATGTAATTGCCATTATCTATTTTCCTTTGTTCTTGATACTTCGTTAAGTTCGCCTTGTACCAGTGTAGAATTTCTCATTCTTAATTGTTCCTCAGCAGCTAGCACTTGTGCCGCTCTCTGATATAATTGTTGATACTTGGCTAACTCTTGATCTGCTTTCATAAATGTAGCAGCCTCGATTAAACAAGCATATAATAAAGCATCTCCACAATAATCACTCAAATATGTATTTGACTGAGAGGAAGATAACCCTGTTGGTCTTATATTATAACTGATCTCTAAGGTTTTGTCAACCGATGAAGTGGGGGCAAATAGTATATTTGTTTGCCTATCTGATGATGAGTAAGCTGATCCATCATTTGTAAATGCCCAGTAATATGGTTGATCTGTTTGTGTTGCGTTAGTTCCAGCTCGCCAGTATTCACGAATGAATGATTCATCTTTCTGATAAATCCAATCACCATTAGCTACTCTGACCCATCTCATTGCTACCAAATCTTGTGGTACAGCTATAATATTAGTATTAGCTGATAGAGTTGCGCTAGTTGTTTTTTGACCAGATGTAAAATCAATGTCTTTGTACATACGTTGTTCTGCCAACTGTATGCATAAATCCAATGGTGCTACACCAGATCCTGTTGCTGCAGTAAATTCTGCCGCGTCGTTTTCCATCCAATCTTGAATGGCTTGTTTTAAAGTTGTATATGTAAACATTATAATGCTCCTCCTTGTTGTCCATATCCCCAAGCTCCTTGACCGTAAGCACCTTGAGACCATCCACTGACTACTGGAGTTACTGAGCCTAAAGCTGAACCAGCTGCTATTCCAGTAGGTAATGCATTTGCATTAACAATAACTGTTCCAAGAGCTGTACCGGCTGCAATGCCTGGTGGTATTTCTGTTGATCCAAAAAATAATCCAGAACCACCTTGAGCTGTTCCTGCAGCAATACCAGATGGTTGATCTGCAAGATTTTGTACTAATGTACCTAAGCCAGTGCCAGATGCAATTCCAGTAGGTTGATCTGCAAGATTAAATACAGGAGAACCTTGTGCAGTACCTGCTTCTTGCCCTGGTACGTTTTCAATAAAATCAAGACCGCCTGTATGTAATATACCATTGTAAGCTTTCATTGTTCCAGAGTATGCCTGATTCAATGGACCTAATCTTACAATAACACTATCATTTGAATTATCAGGACGAGGATTTTCTAATACGTTGCTTCCAGTATTTTTAAAATATTTAGAAGGATCAAGCTGTGCTTGTTTAGATTCCCAATCACTTTTGTGAACCATCATACCAGTCCATTCTTTTCTAAGGTCTTTATGTTTTACCTTAAAACCAGAACGGTCATCAATTGCTACTGCATGTTTGCCTTTAGTGTATCTTGCCATCTCTAATAATATACTGCTGGTTGAACATAGAAACTTACTCGTTCTCTATCTTCTTCCTTAGCTTTCTCCCATTCATCTCTATAGACTGCAGTAAGTTCAGATCTTCTATTTATATCTACAGTACCAGGATGTTTGTGTGCTAGCTTAACAGTCAATCCACTAATCATAGCAGGTAACATACGTTTAGGTATTTGCACATTTTGAGTGTAATCAATATATGGAGCTGTTACTTGTCCGCCAGCTGTACTAGTCCAAGCTACATCATCTGGATATTTAATCATCCATGCTTTTAATTTGTAGTAAGTTTGATCAGGTACAGGCCACAAATAAACTTTGTGTGTAGCTACACCACTGCTATCATATTGAGCATTACGCTCAACCGCAAACTGTGATGGTTTGCCTGCAGATGTTTTAGTTGGAAGTTGTAAATAATCAGTAAGACTAATACGTTCTATTTCCTGATCTGAATCTGGATCAGCATTAGTATCTGTTATAACTGCATCTAATACATCTGAATAAGTATTAGAACTAAATGTGATGTGTCCTTGATCTTTGGTCATAGTATGTTCGATTAGATCAAGCGTAAATAAATTTACACCTTCATTAATCCATTCTACCATTAATAAATTAAGAGAACGTCTAGCTGTAATTAGATCATAGCCGCCCTTAGAACTTACGCCAAGTCTTTCATAAGCTTCTTGTATTACATCATCAATCGTTAGATTGAATGTATGTGTGCCTGATGTGGCCATATTTTGTCCTTCCTATATTAAGGTACGAACAATTAAATAACACATTTGTGCAAATACAGTTCCGCCAATTACCCATATAAATTTAGAAAGTTTATCAATATCTTGAGACATGTGAGCCAGATGATTGTCTTTTATTAAATCTATTTTTTGGTTGAGTAATTTGAGGTCGCCTTTAATTTCTATAATTGCTTCTTTGTTAGTTTGCTCGCTCATTTATTACTCCACGTATGTCTTAGTACATTCCATTACAACTGTAAACATGGAGCCTGCAACTGCTGTGCTAGGTACTACCAGGTTGATGTCATCTTGGTTTGTGTTTGCGGATTGATTTCCAGGAATTCCTCCGAATTCTCTAAAATCCCAATAGCCTGTGCCAACTAATCCAACGATAGGAATATCTCCATCATCATCTTCATAATCTAAACGAGCGTATGCTGGTGAGGAGTTGTCAGTTGCAAACCATAATCGTTGTATGTTTAAAGATTTACAAGCTCTACCATCTGGTAATGCGTCCATTGCTGAAACATCTCCAAATACAGTAGCACTTCCTGAGCCATCTGATTGTACTATTAATTTAATAGTAACTCGTTTTTCGTTTTGTTGTAATATAGTTGGACCTGTTACTGTGTCTGCCATATTGTTCTTCCCTTCTTAATCAAGAATATGAGGGGCCGAAGCCCCCCATTAGTTATATTATTGGTCTGCGAATGCAGGTGCGTCTACGCCTTCTGCATAACCCCAAATGTAATAATTAGTGCTATCTTTAGCCATAATATTAACCTCAAATAAACCACTGTCTGTAAGAGTTAAACTTGAGTTAGAGTTTCCGTCAGAATAAACAGATACGTTATCTGCATTAGAATCTAAATGTACGATACCACCTAGGAAAAAATTAGCATTTCCCGGTGTTAAAATAATTAGATTTTCTGTTTCTTCTGCTGCGCCGCCATAAATAAGTTTATAGCTTTGACCAGCAACTGGTGCTGGTAGAGTGATAGTTCTATTAGCTGCTAGTGCAGGAACTACGAGAGTTCTTCCACTGTGTGTTGCAGCGTCAAGAGTTTTATTTTCATCGCCTAATGCAACAGGTGCGTCACCCATAGTTACGATTTCAGTAATCGTTCCTGTAGTTGCATTTTTGCTTATAGTTTTTACTGTGCTTTCCGATCTAATCGGACCGCTAAAAGTTGAATTTGCCATTCTTTAATCCTTCTGGGAGTATAGTCCCAAGTTATTTTCTTACTGTCTCTATAACGTCTGCTTGGCCAGTCAAGTAAGATTTGTTAAATCCAAGTAGTAAAGGGGACATTTCTGCCCCCTCTACAAAGTGTGTTATACGCCTTCGTTTCCGTATACACCTCTCCAGTCAGAAAAGCCGAAGCTGTATCTTTCTCGAGATTTGTATCTTACGTTTCCAGTTTCAAAGTCGCCTTCCATAGAAGTTGCGATAGGTGCTCTATTGAACATTTTCATTCCGTTAGGAACATCAGTTCTAATAAAGAAAGCATCTGGATCACTAAATCTGTGATTCACATGATAGCCACCTGGTAGCATTCCTGTAGACTTAATCGCATTCACATCATTGTCTGATGATCCTGGTTTGTACGGAGATGCCAGCAGTCTTTCCGCTACGAATACCAATTGTCTTGGTATGTGTAGGGTACGACCTTGAGCTGCAATCGGGATGTCTTTATCGTCAGTAAATCCTGCGATATCAATTAATGCTGTTTCAAGAGAAGCCTCTGAAAGGTCAGCATAAGTTGAAGGTCTGTTAGAACCTGTTGATCCTGAAGCTAATGGGTGAGCGTTAGATACTAACTCTTGTCCATCGCCGCCTGTGAAAGAACTGTTGAAAGCTCTGTTATAGACGTTTGCCGCTTTAGTTTGTTTAGCAGAAGCCATTGAACGTGCTAATGCTTTTGTTAATCGAGTAGATAACTTGTCATACAAATTGTCTTCCATAGCTTCCTCAGTAATTGAGAATGCCATAGCGACAGTTTCGTTTGTATAACGAGAAACATACCCCTCACCAGTGTTGCCATATGCAACAGCTTGACCTTCGAATTTAGTTTGAGCTGCCTCAAAACCTGGGAATAATACTTCCTCTTCGAAAGCTCTATTTGATGATTCCTCATCGAATAGTACTGCGTGCTCATTTTCGTAACGTGAATATTCTGTTCCGAAAATTGCGTTCAAACCAGGTACTAATTCTTTGAGTATTTGACCTCTAGTAATTGCCATATTCTATATCCTCCTAGATATTATATACCTGTAACGCCAGTAGCGCCATTTAGGTGTTGGTGTGAGTTAATTTTAACTACTATATCCATAGTAGTACCAGTTGCAGTGTACGTTCCGTCAGCTTCTGCACTACCATAAACTGATAGTGGGAAAGTGTTAGTAGTTGCTACTGTAGAAGCATCAGCTACCATTCCTGATTTATGCGTAATTGCCGAACCTGTTGGTGAAGCTACAATTTGTACTAGCTTTCCAGTTGAGTTCGCTGCAGTTAAGCCTGTGCCTGCTTGATCTGATTGAATCTTAAAGATTGTAAACGGATCGTCGTAAACATATGCTTTATATTGTGCTTTCGCTACAGTTCCGTTCGCAATTGAACGTACGAATTTTACGTCGCCTGTAGAGTTATCTTGATATTCTGCTCCCCAGAAAACACCGACAACAGAACCCGGAGATGCTGCGCCGACATCAGTTACAAGTAAGCCTGAGCTATATGTAACAAGGTCGCCTTCAAAATATGCCGATGGTGCAGTAGCAGCAATTCGATAACCATTCGCATCCGTATAGTTATTTAATCGCACAGTACCGCCAGCAGCATGCCTTATTGGTGATAGACCGTATCCAGCCATATAATTTCCTCCTTTAGAAAATTAATTGTTATTATTAAAAGAAAACTAGATAACTAGATATGTCTAATTACTTAGTCTTCAAACTTTGTTTCTTTTGGACTTCCGCCTGTAACTGTAGTCTTCGATTCGTCCATGCCACGCATATCACCTTGACCTGCATTCTTTAGATCTTGTGCATAGGCTTGTCCCATTAACTCAGCTTGAGTATTATAGTGTTCAGTTCTTTGGTCTGCAATTTCTTGCGGAACTTTCATGAGAATTAAATCTCCTGATCGAACTGTGCCTGCGTGTTTACCTGTATCGAGAACATCTGGATAGGCATCTTCGCCTAACTCATCTGGTGTTACAGGTTCATAACCTTGTCGAACTCTACCATTTACATTTGCATCATCAGAGTTGTTAAACAGTTCATGTCTAACCCAACGATAGTGCATACCTTCAGGTGGTGATTCCACCGAAAGTTTGCTAGGTGCTGTCCAAACCTTTTTACGAGATGTCGAAGCCCGTGTCTTCTTTTTTCGACTGCTTTGAGTTGCTTTTGTCATATTATCCTCCCGCCTTTAACTGGCGTTGTTTTTGGCGTGCATATTCTTTTAGGTCTACTCCAAGTCTAGTAGCCATCTCAACTTCCGTTTTTGATAACTTAATCTTAGAACTGCCAGGGTTTGCACGTGATCCCCCTACGACTGTTGGAACCTTATTAACATTCTTCTGCTTAAATTTCTCAGGAAATTCTGAGCGTATTCTTGCATCAAGTTCATTATAATATTCATCAGAATCTTCGTTAGGTACAATACCATCATCTACTAATTCTTTATGAATAACTAATGCTGCCTGAGACATGATTCTGTCTGAAGTATCCGTACCACCAAACCATCTATTTCTTTTTTGCCATTCTACTGCCTTACGGTCAGGAGTTGGCTCATACTGGTTTTGTTGTCTTGGAGTATCAATAACAGGATCAGGAGAAGATTGTTCGTTGGGTTTTTTGATTTGAGATTGTGCTCTAGCTCGATATTGTTGAGCTACAAGAGTCTCAGCTTTTACGCTTGCGAGTGTATCCTGTGCAGTAATCTCTTCGTCAATGTTGCCATTTTCTTTAGCAATCTTCAAAGCAGATAGGGCTTGTTTTTCTTGACTCTCGAGTTTATCAATATAATTGGTAATCGCACTTAACTCATTATCTTTATTTTTAGATTCGAGTTTTTGTGCTTGAGTATGCCATGAAGCTTTATCTTGCTCTGCAGCTTTTAACTTTTCTTCAAGTTCCTTCTTTTGTGCAACAAGCCGCTTTATCCGTTTTTCAGCGCGCTTGCCAAATACTTTCTTAGAATCATCAGTATCTTCTTCCTCAGTTTCGGATTCAGTTTCAGCAGTCTCTTCAGATTTCTCTTCTTCTTCTACTTCAATTGTATCTTCAGCTACGGTTTCTATGCCTGTGACTGGAGCCTCAGTATTATTCGGCTCTTCAGGAGTATCTCCTTCATTTTCAGATAAGTCTATTATAACCTCATCGGCTTCTTCAACTGTATCTTCTATTCTTTCGTCTATCATATCAGACCTTTCCTTGGGTGCGACCCACGTTTAACGCTATCTACTATTTATTAGTATGCTGTAATTTTACAACATATTACTTAATAATGCAAGGGTTAATTTTATTTTAATGAAATTTTGTCAGGATCTCCGACAAGTCCAATTACTTCATCATCATTAATGATTGTATAATCTTCTCCATCGTATCTAAGTTTACTACCAACATACTTGCCAGTAAGCACCCAGTCTCCTACACTGCACCATTTTTGAGACTTATCCTCATAACAATCAGGACCCATAGCTACAACTTGTGATATGTTAGTAGCTAGTTTCTGGTGATGTTTAGTTTCGTCAACTAATATAATGCCCCCTGCTGTCTTCTCCTGCAGTTCTCTAGGCTTAAGTAATATCCTAAAACCTGCTGGAACTGGTAAATCGTTTTTCTTTTTTGTCATGTTACTCTCCTGTTTCTTGTTTAATCATCTTCACATACTCTTGATGGAAGCGGTCTTTCATATCAGCCAGTGTTTGTCCAACACCAACTAAGTATCTGTAAGTGGCAAAGTCTTCTGCAGCTCCGCCAACTATTTGCTGTTGGTTTACTTCGATAGCTTCAGTTAAAACTTTATCAATTTTTTCTTTAAATGTACTTGCGTTCATATATTCTCCTGTAAGGGGGGCAAGTTAGAGTTATTTTATTTTAATTGTCTTGGGTTTTTTCTCTTCTGGTACAATCTTTTCTAGTTGTATGGTTAACATACCGTTAATAAGTTCTGCACCATTTACAACCACATCATCAGCAAGGCAAAAGCTACGAGTAAAAGCACGTTGAGATATACCTTTATGTGTAAGCTCTTTAGCTTTCTCTTTATTTTTTGTAATGACTCTGTCATGAATTGATTTGATGGTTAAAGAATTATCAGCATAAGATATATCAATGTCTTTTTTATCAAAGCCAGCTAATGCCAACTCAATTGAATATTTAAAGTCATCTATCTTTCTGATATTATAAGGTGGGTAACTCGGAGCATCCATTTGTATGGCTGTGAGTTTATCCAAGAAAGAATCGAAACCAACCGTAAACGGTCTATATGGTTCCCAATTCATCAAGTTAAGTGTTTTGATCATATTAATTTCCTTTCAAGCAAAATTAAATTTAGACCCCATTTGGCGATCTACTTAATTATACATAAATTATTCTATATTGTCAAGTGAGTCTGGATCAAGTATTTTAGGTTGTATATCTTTACATTTCTCACGTACTGTTGCAAATTGTTCACCTAATTCAAGATTTTTGTAACGACCACATAGCTTCAGTAATTCTAACTCTATACGTAAAGCATTAAGTTCTTTAGCATGTTTTTTAAATTGTTTGTTACAAGTAGAGCCTAGATCAAACCTAAAACGTATACCACCACGCCATTCATCAGATACATTTGGACCATTAGGGTAAAAGAAAGTAGTAACCTCATTATCATTATTGGTAAAGTAAGTACCATTATGGCTTTCGCTATCTCTTAGAGAATAATCGAAATAAGGCTCAATACTACCGGTACTGCAATGACCAACACCATTGTTGAGATACTCATTGGCGGCTTGTGATTGGCTTGCCGATAATAGGTATCCAGCGATAAGTAATAAACCAATAACATAAATTTTAATTTCTTTCATTACCACCCTCCATTAAGCTGTCGAGTAAGTTCCTTAATATCATAAGAGTTTTGTCTAACTGTGTCTGCAGTTTTGTATGAGCTATCTCTACTAGCGTCAACAAACGCAGAAGCTTCTGCTAACTCAGTAGCCATACGTGTCATTTCTCTAGTAAAGTCTTCTTTGGTTCTAGTCATTTCTTGATCCCAATAACTTAGATCTTTACGTATTAATTCAATATCTTTAGTAGCTCTTTCAATAGATTGGATAGTACTATTAAAGGTTGTTATTGCGTAGTATAGTGAGGATAGTATAGCTGCAACTACAGGTATATATACAAAGTATTTTTTTATATCATCTATTTGCATGATAAGTTCTCCAAGATTATTTGGCTATTATAAATCTATTGCTTAGTTTTGTCAAGGATCTGAAAGTATTTCTCCTGGTAATCATTAAGATCTGTAAAGTTTTTTATGCGTTCATCATTATTGCATAAATTTTTATACATAGTTTTATCACTTAACCATTCTCTACCAGTCCAGAATTCGAAGCCATCATATTTAGATTTGTACATACTACTATTTTCGTAAGCATATGATAGATAGTATTTGTTATACCCATTATCTAAAGCCCATTTTATTTCATAGAGTGTGGCATATGATCCCATGCCTAGTTTAGGATCTTCATAGTCCCAAGCAAACTGCCCAGTAACTAAATGTTTATTAAATGTAATAAGCTCAGTAAAAGCTATAGGTTTATTATCTTGATAATAAACAAAGTATTTCCAATCAATTGGGTCATCACGATAGAACTCTTCGCTTTCAGCTTCGTTATTAGTTTCATGAAAGTTTTTATGTCTTATATATTTTCGATAAATAATAGCTAGAGTATCTTCTAACTCATCAGTTAGTTTATCAAATACTTTTACAGTTATGTCTTTTCGTTTTAGTTTATATCTTTTGCTTTTGTTAAACTTAAACTTATCTAAATCTAATCGTGCCCCTCTGGCATTAATCCAAGTCTGTCCATCTAGCTTAGTGTGATACCAAGATAAAGGAATCCATCCATTATCTAAAGCATAATCATATTCATCTAAGTCAAACTTAGCTAGTATTAAAGAATAAAGTAAATCATAATTAGTTAATTTGCCCGCAATATGGTCAAAGAATATTTTCACTTTTCACGTTCAAATTGCGTCATGTAAGAATCATCAGTCCATGAATCTTCACGAGTGTTCTCCACTGTGTAAAAGTTTTGATCAATTAAATACCCAGGATTTTCATCAATCCTTTTTTCCATAAATGCATCATCATACCATATGATTCTATTGTTTGGATATGCAAAGAAGTTTCCTTCATCCATTCTAAACATGTGAGCACATTTGTGTTCTGGGTCCTCTGAGAAGTTTGTATCTAAAAAAGAAGCTTTATCTTCCCAAGCCCAATCAATAGTATACATGTAAGTACCTTTGCGTTTAACTCCTTTACAGTCAATTAACTCTGCTCTGCAGTTCGCTAATCTATTTCTACGTTGCACGTTTACGTATGAAGAAAAACAATCCCAGTATTGATGAATGTTTAATTCATGTTTAGGCGCATCTTTCTTCCATACAAATGCATGGATAGGTCTACGAGTCCAGTTAACACCATTAGGTAGTAAGCATTCAAATAGTAAAGCTCTACGTTCTAAAGAAGCTACACAATGTACATCACAGAATGTATGCTCACCGTGCCCTTTAGTGTGGTCAAAAAGATATTCGTTTTTAATGTATGCCGAGAACGGCGGGATGTTATGATTTAAATATGCCATGGTTCTCTCTTACCACTTTACTTTATCAGCCCAATAGGCTGCTGACATTTTACCTTTTGATATATTACGACCATGTCTAGCTTTAAAAGACTTACGTTTAGCTTTCATTCTAGCAGACTCACCAGCTTTAGGTTTACCCGCAGTACTAGCTCCTTGCTCTCCAAATCGTATTGTTTTAATCTTAGAACCTTCTTTAGCAACCACTACATGTGATTTCTTTGGATGGCTAGGAGTTCTTTTAGGTTTATTAAAACCTGACACCCCTGCTCTAGTTAATCTTGAATCTTTACTCATCTGTATCTCCTTGTTTTCTTTGCAATAGTCTTTGGTTGTTTAACAAACTGTTTACCTTTTTTAGTACCTTTTCTTTTAGCTGCGGTAGTTGCTGCATACTCTTTAGCAGATAAAGATTCAATAGCTTTCTTAGGTAGATAACGCTCTCCAGTCTTGGAAGATTTCTTTCCAGACTTAGTTTGCCACTTTTGTTTGCCCCAATCTTTAAGACTTTTCTGTGACTTTTTCAAAACCATTACTTGTAGCCACCGCCTGCTTTTTTATAAGCTTTAGCTAATGCTTGTGCTTTACGAGCAGACCATTGTCCAGCTCCAGTACCGTGAGATGCTTGAGCTTTAATTCTATTAAATATTTTTTTACGCATACCAGGCTTAGTGTAGTTACCTGCTTTGTTAACCGTTGATTTAGATTTAGTTGCTGGTTTTCTTTTTGTAGTCATGCTTGTTTGTGCCCTTGTTATCATATTAATCTTTAATTATTTTATCACAGTGTTTAACACCTGTTTGATCTGTTGTCATTATACATTGTTCTAAGCTACAAGTATACTGTACTTGATTACCGGAGTTACGCTCAGCCAAACGCTTGGCTGCAAGACATGTACTGATATTATCCTGGTGGTACCAGCCTTCTATGGTTTTATTACCGCCATCATAAACATACAAACTAAGTATAATAACTGTTTCAATGATTCCCATTTTTCCTATTTTCCAAGTCTATGATACGATCTTCATGAAATTGAATAGTCATATCATTTTTTTCAATATTAGGTACGTTGTTTTCAATAATTTCTTTTAGCTTTTCTACATCACCTGCAAGAAATTCTGTCAACATATAGAGCTCTTGAATCTGTGGACTGACCATCTCACCTTTAGGAACCCCTGCAATAAACTCATTTGCAGCTTCTATATCTTTTTCTATAAGTTGTAGTTGTGTTTCAATAGAGTTAAGTCTCTCTATAACACCAAAAGCAAACCAGGCACCTACAGTAACTGCAGCGATAATAGAAATTAAATTTCTAGCTGGCATACTTATAGATGTATTTTCAGATACTTTCATCAAACTTCCTGTAAAGTTTCGCCTTGACAATAAAATTCAAAACTTATTAATTCATTACCGTTTGCGTTTCTAAATTTTTCTAGTAAACCATCTACTAATAAAACTTTATTATCGTAAACAAACTTGTGACATTCTTGATCATCTTTGAATATATGAGCTTGCCATTTAGTAAATTGGGATTCATCCAGTCCAGCATATGTTAACATCACTGTTAAATACCAAATCATTAGATATCTCCACTAATTTTTATAGCACTAGCTCCTGTCTGTGTAGCAACGTCCATAGCTTTTTCAACTAACTCTTGTTTCATTTCACTCTCTTTATTCATTTGATCTATCATAATTTTTTCTTTACGTAGTTCACGATCTTCATCGGTATTCTCATCTTTAATTATTGTTTGAGCTTCTTCTAATGCCATCTTATCTTCATGCACTTTTAAATCGTTCATCATTTTTTGTGCACGTAAAGCAAGATCTTTTTCTTGTAATTCAATCTGTGGATCTTTCTTTTCACCTGCCATAATCTTAGCTTTTTCTTCATCAAGCTGTAATACTTTATCTGAAGCTTCAGCTGACATCATTGCTATTTGATTTTCTAACTCAGGTGGTAGTTGTTGTGGTGGCATTTGACCAGGTTGTCCAGGCTGACCAGGTTGAGGTTCTGGTGGCGGAGACATAATAATTTGTTGCATCTGCGGATCTGGAATCATCTGCGCCATTTCTTGTCTATACTTCATAGATAGATGTTCTTGAATATGTGCCATTAGTATCTGTGCCATTTGTCTATTTTCATTGTATGCTGGGTTCTGTAGCATAGTTCCATGTACAATAATATGTGCATCATGATTTTGATCCATTCTAGCTTTTAAAGGCATCCCTTTCATAGCCATCATGTTTTCAGTAATAGGATCACCAGTAAACGGTGGCTGTGATTGAGCTAAATATCTTTTAGGATCTTCTACACCCATGGCAGAAAATAATTCTTGACCAATTAATTGCATATTATATTGTCCAGGATTCTGTTGAGCTATAGACATAATTGCATTTATCTTGGCGATACGATGCGCTTCAGTAGGCATGTTAGGATCTGATACAGGTATTACATCAATACTTTTTAAATTAAAGTCTTGACTAAATACTTGTTGTGCCCCACCTGCTACTTCGTAAGGATATACACTTGGTAAATATTCTTGATCAAGTCTGCAAAGAATTCTTAAGTCTTTAGTTTGTGCTTCATGCATACGCTTATGTACTGCAGCAAATAGCTTACTAGATTGTTCTAGTAAAGCCATAGTGGTTCCGACTGGTCCGTAGTTGCTTCCAGATTCTACTACATTATCTGTAGCGTCTGCAAACTCACGAGCGGCATTGGTAACAT